TATAGTCCTGGAAGTAAACCTTCCCTGTTCCGTAGGCTACCTGATACCGGCTGGTCGGGACCGTAGACACGCCATCCAAAACGGTGAATGCGACGTTGGGGTTGATCGCCCGCTTTGCTGCGTCGGTGATCTGATAGACACCGGAGCCGAGCGAGGTGGTAGCCTCGCCCGTCATGCTGGTGCCGGAAACACTGGCGATGTAAATGTCGGCGTTGCGCCCTGCGAGAACAGCCATGATGCCTCCTTAGGCGTAGGTCAGTGCGCCGGTCCCGGTGATCGTGTAGTTCACCGTCACGAGTCCGTTTTCAGCCGCGGCGATGCTGGCCTGGACGAAAGCGTTCCCGCTGTAATAGTTGGTGCCGTCGATGTAGAACCGCGCCGCGACGGTCGTACCGCCGAGAAACGCCGTCTGCATGGCGACGTGGCCATTGGTGTCGGTGTCGTCGAAGCGCCCGGATGCCGAGCCGCTCCATTCGCGAATCGTTGCGGATCGCTCTTTCCAGACGTCGCCGAACGCTTGGGTTTCCTCAAGGCCGGTAGACACGTCCAGTGTCCAGTTGTCGATTTCTGCTACTACGTTCGCGCTGAGCCGGAAAGAACCGGCATTTCCTGCCATGATCGCCATAAGATCTCCTTAAAGGTCGTGAATGAAGTCGAACTCCAGCACTGTCGCGTAGAGCTTTGAATCGGTTTCGAGGGCGTCTTCGTATTCGTTGCGCCGCCCGTTTAAGTGCGTGCTTTTCACGCCAAGGCCGGAGGCGTCAGCGATGTATTGCTCTTGGCCGATGATGGCCGTGTACACCAAGTCGGCGAGGTCATCGGATGCCTTGGGGTTGCCCTGCGCCATGCAGTACAGCGAGACGGGGCGGCGTGTTGCGGTCGGAATCTGCCGCCCGATGGAGTGGAACGGCTGATCGTCCATCGTCTCGATAATGATGGCCGGATACTTCGTCACTCGCCCCTGATCGGCGTGGGCATCGAAGACGCGATCGGCCACGACGGTCACCACGTCGGGCACGGTTTGCAGGTAGCGGAAGAGAGCCTGATAGATCCTCATGCGGCCCTTCCGATGGCATCAAACGCGGCTTTAACGCGCTGCTCCAATAACCGCTTGATCCGCAAGCGTTGGGACTTGATCGCGTTTTGAAAGAACGGGTTTGGCCGGCTGCCGGGGTGTTGGATCTTCGTCCGCACCTGATCGCCAACCCGCGCAAGCCACTGGAACGCCCGCGCCGCTATCCGCATTTTCTTGCCAGCAATCGTGTGCGGCTTCGTCCCGAACTCGACTAGATGCGCGTGGGGTGCCGCATCTTTGAGTGTAAAGGCGAAAGCCTGCAAGAAGTTCTTGTATTTGCGCCCAGAGGCGGCCCTGAGCGATTCCCGCAACCCGCCCGGCTGATACGTCTTTCCGCGCTGGCGCGTTGCGTAGGGCGCGATTGGTGCTCGGCGCGCGGCTTCGTCGCGGATCATCTGCGCCGATTCGAGAAGCGCCTGCCGGATGGGCTCGCCCGTCGCCGTCGCCTGCAGTCGCTTGATCTGCTGCGTCAGGTCGTCAATCCCGGAAACGGTGATCGCCCGAACTTGTCGCGCCATTAGATCAGCACCTCAGTCGCCTGCATCGTGAGCATTTCGTCGCGTTCGTCAGGGTTCAGGATTGACTTGATGTCGAAGTACCGGGTCCGGCCAGTCTTGAGGTCGTAGTAAGCGATACGCATATCCGGGGCGAGTCCAGGCAGGTAGCGTAGGCGTATCGTGTGGGTCAGGTCCGCGATGACTTGCCGCGCCGCGAAGAACTCGCGCCCGTTTCCAGTCTCGACGGAGGCCCATACCTCGGCGAACGTGCCCCAGGTCTCCGTCCGGTCCCCGTCGCCCGACACGTCGATGGTCTTCTGCTCGATGCGGATCTGATGCCGCATCGCTCCGGCCCTCACAGCCACACCCGCCAGGGCGCAATGAGCGCGGAGACAGCGAACGGCAACTCGGCCTCATCGACTGCGGCCGTGGTGCCAACGATCACCGCTTCACGGTTCTCGTAGAAGTGCGAGGCCAGCATACGAATCGCCTGCTTGATCGGGAGCGGCACCGATGCCGAGCTGGGCCAACCGCAAACGAACTGGACTTCGATGGGATCGGTGGTTTCGAGCGTGTCCGTAGGCCAGGTCTTGTTGTATTTGAGCCGCAGAACTCCAGGAGTGCGAAGCGAAACGGCGTACTCGGTCGTCGGCAGCGTCGTCTGGGTCCCCGCCGTGTTGGTGTACTTCAAGTGGGTCACCGAGACGAGCGGAGAGTAGGGAAGTACGATTTCCCCAGAGGCCGGGAAGCCGTCTAGGAACAGCTTCCAGGTCTGCTGGAGAAATCGACGGTTGCAGATCGTCTCCAAGTGTGACGCCGCCGCGTGGATGTAGGGTTGAAGCTGATCGAGAGGCTGGCCCTTAGCGCGTGCGTGCGCCTCGAACTCAGCTTCATACAGCGGCCATTCAGTCGGCGGCGTGACAAGTTGGAGATTCATGAATTAGGCGATTTCAGTTGCGGTCGTCGAGCCACCGAAGCGCGGGCCAGCCAGGGTGATAGCGATGCAGCCGACAACCGGCGAATCGACTACCTCGACGGCCTTGAGTCGAACCAAGTGGTAATCAGTCGCCGCTAACGCTTCGGCCGCCACCTGGATCTCGTAAATCTGACTCGAACCGGCAGTGGTCGTGAAACCAGCCGCCGCCCGCGCCGTCAGATCGCCCTGCACGTCGTTCGAGGTGATCGACTTCGAATAGAAGGGGATGGCCGTGACGGCGGTCGCGCTGAAGTCGCTACACGCTTCGACCGTGATGGTCGAGGTGCCGGTGGTGCCGACACCCTTATAGACCAAGAACAGCGCCGACTGGTGGTTAGCCAGGTCCACGACGTCCGAGGTGACCGTGCCCGAGAAGGCATCGGCCACCGGGTCAAGGCCCTTGATGTAGTGCAGATTGTTCAGAAGTTCATAGGGAATCATCTGGTGTTTCCTCCTTAGGCGCGAGCGTCAACCGTGACAAACGGCGACAGCGTATTGGTGCCCTTGAAGGGCGTGATGGGTTGCTTGATGGCCGATTGCCCATTCACGTCGATGGACCACTTGAAGGTCATCTCGTCGTAAATGAAACGGAAGTGCATAGACTGCGCCGCCCGCACGCTGCCCTTGGTGATGGTGACGTACTTGGACAGGTTCGCCAGAACCACGTCGCCCTTGTCGCCGAGGGTTTCGGCCTGCTCCACCGGGATCACCGGGAAGCCGAGGAACGTGCCGTACTGAATCGCACCGGCGACGCTGTTGTTCGGCAGGAACACCGGCTGCTGGCCGATGGTCATCAGCGGGAATTGGCCGATAACGTCGGGGTTGCAAAGCCACACGATCCGATCGCCCGGTTCGCGGTAGAGGCGGGACAGCATCGACGTCGCGTTTTCGATCACGAACGTGTCCGCGGCCTGCCCGGACTTCTTAGCCACGCTGACCATTAGGGCGCCGCCGAAGTTTTGAACAGAGAAGCCGAGGGGTTTGCCCACGCCGTCGCCGCGCCAGACGGCGTCGTCCAACTTGAAGGCAATCTCGGAGGCAAAAGCGTTCTCGAAGACAGCAGCCATCGCCGGGGCGTTCCGCAGAAGCCGCTCGGTCGCATACGCCAAGCACTTCAGCGATTCAAGCCGGATTTCGTGGCGTGAGAGCTTCGGCTTCGTCGCGGTCGGGGCGTCGGCCTCGCCGGTCCAGTAAGCCTGCACGCCACCGAAACGGGAACCGTTCGCGCGGCTGGTCTCGTCGATGTACGGCAGTTCAAGCGAGTCGCTGCCTTCGCCAATCGGGATCTGATTCGTCAGCGGGAAGATCCGCGCCGTCTCGCTGGCACGCTGCAACAGCGCCGTCGAGAAGTCAGTGCCGACAGCGAAGCCGCCATCAGCGGGAACCGCGTTGGACGCGCCGGTCGGGCTCAGTTGCTCATACAGCCGCTTGTCAACGTTGCCGCCGAGACCTTGGAAGGCGTCACGGGGAGACATCGCGCAGGCGATGGCGAAAAGATTCTCGCCGAGGCTGGCAAATGGCCGCTTGGCTTCGTTGTCGCTCGTCACCCGGCCGGGTTCGCGCGAAGCGTTGGCTTTCGCCCGGTTTTCGAGGTTTTCGACAGCCGCAAGCTGCTCTTTAACAGCCTTGAGTTCGGCCTCTTTGGCATCGACAGCCGCGAGGTGCGCAACCGGATCGGCAGCGCCAGCGGAAGCCGACAAAAGCGCACTGTACTCAGTTTCCAGCGCGGAAATGCTCGACAGAAGTTCTCGTTTGTTCTTCATGTCTACTCCTTAAATTCGCCCCAACACACGCCAACGCCGCTCGCGCAGCGCCAGCTGATGCAGGGCTTTGTTTTTCTCCGCGCTGTACGCGGTAGAAGCTTCGGCGGCCAGTCGTTGACTGGCCATCAAAAATTGGGCGTTCGGGTCAGCCCCCAGCGGGACAACGCTGATTTCGTAGGGCTTCCACTTCGTCGCCATGTAGTGCTTGCGGTCTTTCGGCGAGTCCTTGGCAAGTTCGATGTCGAGGATCTGCACGCCCATAGACACATTGCGGAGCGTGCCCTCCTGGATGCGCTGACGGATCGGCTCAACGTCATCGGCCTCAGAGATCCGCAGCGTTGCCTCGTAGCCGCGCCCGGTGCGCTCGGCAGACTCAACAGAACCGATAACGTTCTTGGCCTCGTAGGACTGATGCCCGTCAAGCACGGGAGCGCCAATCAAGCTCGAAAGGTCGGCTCCGCCGAGGTCGAAGGACAGATCGTACTCTTCGCCCGTAAACCAGTTGTAACGGTCCACCTTGGCGCCCGAGTAAAAGAGCACACGCCGTAGAAGCGGACCGCTTTCGTCCGCATCCATCGGGGCCAGAACCGCAGTGGGGCACTGTAGTAGTTGCTCGATTGTCTTCATTGCTGCACGCCTCCTGCGAACTGCCCCGCTTGCTCAACCGGCACCATCGCGCCTTGAATCAGGTACTTCTCGCCGCCGTCGTAAGGGTTTAAATTTTCCTTGGCACGAATCTCGTTCGCGTTCAGCACGCCAATATTTCGCAGCGTGCTGTAGAACGTGCCGCGGCTCGCTGCATCGCCGCGCAACAGCGCGTCCATGTTGAACTCGGCGTAGTACAGCGCCGCTTCGCGCGGGCCGAAGAGCTGCATCTTGATCCGCTTCTCGATGCGCGTCAGCCACGGCCGGATCGTGTGGGTCGCGAAGTCAATTCCCTGATGCTCGATGTTGTTATTGGTCGAGCGTGTCAGGTCCTGGATCATGTGCGGCGGGACGCGATAGATAGAGCAGATATCAGACTTCTGGTACTGTCTGAGCTCCAGGAACTGCATGTCCCTGTGATTGATCGAAACCGTCTTGATCTCCCCGCCCTGCTCAAGCACGCCGATCTTGCCCGCGTTCTTCACGCCGCCGAACTCCTGGAGAAACCACGTTTGAAGGTTTTTCCTCGCCTCATTCGACAGCGCCTGCGGCACCGTCAGATAGGCCGGGGGTGTGGCGTTGTTGCGGAAGAAGTTCGCCCCATACGATTCAGCGTCAAGCGTCATCCCGATGCTCTGCGCCATGTAGGTGACGGGCGAAAACCCAGTCAGGTAGTCTTCGCCGTCGTAGCCTAGGCCGGGGATGTGAAAGATATCCGAGGCCGTGTACTGATCTTGGCCGTAGGTGTAGACGAGAATTCCGGTTTGCTTGTCGCGTTTAACGGACATCTTCGACGGGTCCATCGGCACAAGCCGCGTCACGTCGCCGCGCATGTTCGTGTAAATGCGCGCGTAGAAGTTGCCCTGCAGGCAGAGGCACTTCGCGGCGAGCTCCCAGAACTCAAACGCGCTCATGTCGTCGTTCGGCGAGTCGTGGAGCAGATAGTATAGAGCGTGGCTGCGGTCGATCTCCCGGCCGTCCCGCGTGCGCCGGTAAACGCCACACGGAAGACTGCCGATCGTTTCGGCAATCACACGGACGCAGGCCCAGACAGCCGACAGGCGCATCGCCGAATCAGCGGACACACCGAAGGTGTACCCGCCAACCGGCTTGTACCAGAAGTCGCTGTCAGGCGGGGGTGTTGCCCCCAGCTTGACCATCATTCGTCCGAAAAGATTCATACTCACCAAGAAACTGAAACCGGCATCCGGTCTTCGTACACCGAGCGGTCAGAGTCGGGACCGACGACCATAATTCCCGTAGCCATAACCGCCGCGATCGCTAAGTCGTTCCGGCTGGAGTCGCGGCGCCGGTCAGAGTGAACCGGCTTGATATTCCCGGCCGGATCGTGCATTACTTCCGTGCAGTCCAAGCACCAGCGGAAAACCGGGTTTCCGTCGTGCACTAGCGTTTGCTCATGTACCAGCGACTCAAACCGCTTCGCCGCGGGCGACATACTGCCGAACCCCTGGCCGAACTCGATAACCTTTAGGCCCGCCGCCTGCAGTTCTGCCGCCGTGTCTCGAGCGCCCCAGCGGTCAAAGGCGATGGCTTCGATGCGGTACTGCTCGGCGAGGTCTTTGATGTGCTGGACGACGTAGCGCCAGTCAGTCGTGTTGCCGGGCGTCAGCAGGACGTGGCCGTCTTCAGCCCAGATGTCGTAGCGAACGCCGTCCGATTGGGATTTCTCTTGTACTGCAGATTCCGGGATGTATCCCCAGGCTTTGTAATAAACCTTGCTTTGGTAGGGCCAGCAGAGCGCGAAGGCCGTAAGGTCACGAACTGCCGCAAGATCCAGCCCGCCGTAGCAGGGCACGCCGGTTAGGTCCGGAATTTCACCGACGCAGGCGTCCCACTGGCGGAGTGGAATCCATTGTGAGTTCGCCGAAGTCCACTGATTCAAATACAGCCTTCGGAATGTGTTCTGCCGCTCGGGTCGAGCCAGCGCTTGGCGGAACTCCTCTTCGTAGTCGCTGAGTTCGTGCAGTATGCCCAGCGTAGGGAGGGCCATCGGCCAAAGCGTTTGATCGGCCCAGTCCGCATCCTGCGGGACTTCGTAAATCAGCGGGAAATAGGAGTCGTCAATGACCTCGCCCGACAATACCCGCTTGGCATATTTGTATTCGCGGTAGCAGATGCTTTCCTGATTGCTTCCCGCCGTTGTGATGACTACCCAGAGCGGATTCCGGCGCGACTTGCTGCCGGTCGTCAGGGCATCGTACAGTTCCTGTTCGGCCGCGCCCCAGGCGTGGAGTTCATCGAAGACGACCAGCGAGGGGTTGTAACCGTGCTTACCAGCGCCGTCGCTGCTCAGTGCGCGAATCGTGCTGCCGGTTTCCTTGTGCCGGATCAGCTTCCGCGATTCGGTGATCTGTACCAGCGGCTCCAGATCCGGGTGAATCCGAATCATGGACGCCACCGCGTCGAAACAGATGCTGGCTTGGTCGCGGTCCTTCGCGGCCATGTAGATTTCTTGGTTTGGCTCCGGGCTCAGGAAGAACTCAGCGATGACCAGCGCGGCCACCGTTTGGGTTTTTGCCTGCTTGCGCCCCATGGAGCAGTACGACTTGCGGTAAACGCGCCGGCCGTCTGACCGCTTCCAGCCGAGGAGGTTGGCAATGAGCTTGCGCGAGTGCGGCAGGAGCACGAACGGCTCCGGCTCGCCACTCTTGGTTGACTTCGTCAGCGTCAACGTGCCGATCAGCGTCTCTGCCAGCGATACCGCGTCCTGGTCGAACCAGATACTACGCTCGCTGTTTCGCAAGCTCTAACACCGTTGCGGCCGCGCTCTTGGCCTTTTCTTTTTTCACGTCCCGAACCCCAGCCCGAGCCCGATTCCTTGGCCCCATGTTCAACTGCGCCCGAAGCTCATCGATCTCCCGCTGAATGGCCAGCCACTCACGGTTATCCGTCACCGCGTCACGCCGAAGCATCGCATTGGCGAGGTCAGCGTACTGCTCGGAGTCAACCTGGAGAATCGAAACATTGGAGCGCCGGTTCTGATCGACGAGGCGCGCGAACAGCTTTTTGGCCTTCGGCGTCAATCCGGGAGGAGGCGTGATTTCCTCCTGGATCAGCTGCACCTCTTTGGCCGGGTCAATGCGCGGCTGGAATCCTCTTGCTCCCATAACTCCTACTTCTGTAGTACCTTTTCGGAAAGTTTCGACTTTATCGCGCACGTTGGCGAACCCGGTGCTGCGTAAGAACTTGCAAGGATTAGGGTTACCCCTCCCGTCTAATCCTCACCTCTGCCGCCGTCTTCCTTGCGTGGCAGCGGAGGCACAGCGCTTGCAGGTTCGACCGGTCAAGTCTCGGCCCACCATCAGCCAGCGCGATGATGTGGTCTACCATCTGCGACGCGTTTATCTGGCAGTGTCGGCAGATTGGCTCTTCAGCTCGAACCATGCGGGATAGCCGTTCCCATGTGGCATCGTATCCACGCCGGGTAGAGTCTGGTCTTAGGTCAGGTGCTCGCTGCTGGTCTGGGCATCTCCCCTGGTGCGCTGTTCTGCATCGGGGGCACCAGCGGGGCGGGGCGAGGGGCATATAAGGCAGTTGAAGCGAGAGCCGTGCTAGGTCCTCAGTTATTCACCGGGTGGGAGGACTCCGCGCAATCCCGGTCCAGATGCCATCTGTTCACACGGCCGATGGCCCACGCTTTAACTGCCCTATGTCTCCAGGAACGACCGATCAAACCGCCTCACCGCCGATACCCCGCGCAAACGTCCATCCGGTGCTCGTAGTACGAACTAACCGAAGCCTTCACCCGCCGCACCGTGTGATTGCCTTCCGCATCCAATCGGCCCCGCTCAGACTTCAGAATCGTGCGGACTTGCTGGATGGGCTTGATAAGTTTCCAGGCGTTGATCTTGCCTGTTTCGAGTCGCTTGGGCTCCAGTGCGCGGTATGCCAAAAGCGTCAGGATCTGCTGCTTCGTGGCCTGCAAAAAACGCTTGCCGTCCTTCCGTTTGACCTCGTAAACGGGGTCAGCGAGAAAAGCGGCAAGCATTTCAGAAGGGAGGAGGGATGGACTCGATGAAGACAAGAAAGCCCTCGGAGGTGAACGGCCCGTACTGCGTCGCCGTTCGGGTGCTGGACTCTTTTGCGCTGTCCCAGGCAAGCGGTAGCGTTGGATGAACTCTACAGGGGCAGGATATACCATCGGTTGTGGTGGTGTCAACAGAAAACACAATATGTTTTGGTCGACACGCCCATGGCAGGATTCATGGAACGCTGGAACGCTAGTGGAACGCTACCGCAAATAGGTTAGCGTTCCACTCCAAACCAATGATTCTATATATACTTATCTCCTCTGGAACGCATGGAACGCTGAAAATACAAAAGTAGTGAAAACACAGAGAGGAAAATAGGGAATAGGAAATCGTGCGTTCCAGCGTTCCAGCGTTCCACTCCTAAACGCAAAAAGCCCCGCCGAAGCAGGGCCGATTGGTGCTCTAAAGTAGCCGTAAGCCTATGGCCGCTCGGGCTTTACGCCCTTGGAAGTGCAGCGGAGATGCTGTCACCTCATAACCGGCTGATCTCAGTAAAGATGCAAACCACTGGGGCGTGACCGTCTTGCCGTACCATCGGCTAAACCGGTCCCGCATGTCTGGCAATGGCGCCCGGCCGCCTTCCTCGATCTCACACGCCTCTGCAATCCACTCCACTATCGGATTCTGACTCGCCCGATACTCTTCAACCTCAGCGCGTCCCACGCTGGTGAACGTCCCGCCGTTGAGGTACAACCGCTGGGCACCGTAAAGCGCCCAATGCAAGATCCCCTGAATCTCGGCGCGGAGCTTGTCCCAGATGGCCCGGTCCTGCTGCGCCAGTGGTATGACGTGATTGAACGATATCAGGAGCAGCCGGTTAAACGTACCCCGCGAACGGTCGTTGATGGTCGGAAGCACGTTGGTCACGATAACGTGCTTGGCGATGGGAACGTCGAGAACGGGAGGTAGGAACT